GGTTCTTCTGAATTGGTTGAGTCGCGTGAATTGATTGTTTCTAAATAATAGGCTTGACTTTTATACCGTTCTAAGGTATATTGATTATATTAAATGATGATGTGATGTGAGGATATTTTTATGATGAATCGTGATGCTTTGGTTGAGTTCCTTTCCGACAACAACACCAACAATGGTGTTTTCCGTAAGCGTGAAATTGTTGCCGCTGCCGAATCTCTTGGGATGAAGTATCCTGGTTGGATTTTTCAGCGCGACCGTATGATTAAGCGTGGTACGTATGACCTGTCCCCGTTGATGACAGGTGTTAAGTCGCCTGTCGCCCAAATCCCTGTTGCTGCTCCTAAGATGGTTATTCAACCGAAGTTGCAGACAGTGATCGAGAACCTCGTCCCACAGGTTGACGCGACCTATGTTCCCTTTGGTTTCTACAACGATCTTCGGAAGGTCGTGAAGTCTAACAACTTCTACCCAACGTTCATCTCTGGTCTGTCGGGTAACGGTAAGACCACCATGATTGAGCAGGTCTGTGCCAAGTTGAAGCGCGAATGCATGCGTGTTAACATCTCTATCGAAACTGATGAAGACGACCTGATTGGTGGTAACACTCTCGTCGACGGTAACGTTGTTTATCGTGAAGGTCCAGTTCTCACTGCCATGAAGCGTGGTGCTATTCTTATCCTCGACGAAATCGACCGTGGTTCGAACAAGATGATGTGCCTCCAAGCAATCCTTGAAGGTAAACCATACTTCAACAAGAAAACTGGCGAGACAGTTTACCCCAAGGCAGGGTTCAACGTTATCGCTACAGCGAACACCAAGGGTCGTGGTTCTGACGATGGTAAGTTTATGTCTGCCCAGATTCTTGACGATGCGTTCCTTGAGCGTTTCGCCATCACTGTTGAACAGGAATATCCTTCGCTAAAGATTGAGAAGCAGATTATCCTCAACAAGATGGAAAAGGTCAACAAGGTTGATGATGAATTTGCTGACAAGTTGGTGACTTGGGCAGATATTATCCGCAAGACCTTCTATGAAGGTGGCGTTGAAGAACTCATCTCGACTCGTCGTCTTGAGCATATCGTCAATGCCTTTGCTATGTTCGGTTCGCGTGCTAAGGCAATCGAACTCTGCGTCAATCGCTTCGATGCTGACACCAAGTCCGCCTTCCTAGACCTCTATAAGAAAGTCGACAGTGATGCGATGCCAGATGATGGCGTAAATGAAGACGCATACTTCCAGTCTGTAAATGAAGAAGTTCCATTCTAAGGAGAACACATGACAATTGAATACAAGTATAATGAGGGTGATCTCCTTCGGGAGATTACCCAGTATATTGATGCCACCTATGGTGAGCATTACTCACAGAATCAATATCAAGCAACCGAGTTTATTATTGACGGTGGGCATGGTATTGGTTTCACTGTAGGCAATATCCTGAAATATGCCCAACGCTACGGTCATAAGGGAACACCTGAAGACTGGCGTAAAGATTTGTTGAAAGTTATCCACTATGCAATCATTGCGATGCATGCGCACGATAAGGAACAACAGATTAGTATACCTGAAACAACCACAAAAGTCAATACTAAAATTTATGAATTGAAGACATCTTTGTCTCTTTCAGATACTATTACTGTCAAACCTGACTTTACAATTGCTCCCAACTGGAACAACATGGGTTCCAGTTCTCTATTGACTTCTGATACTATTCCAGGTATAATTGAATTTACTGAAACAAACAGTAAGAAAACTAACAAGAAGAAAGACTAATATATTATGAAGATTTCATCCGATACCCTTGCACTTCTTAAGAACTTTGCAAGTATTAATACTAACATCCTTGTTCGTCAAGGTAATGTTCTTTCCACTGTCAGTGCAGGTAAGAATATCCTCTCTCGCGCAACAGTTGCCGAAACGTTTGACCGCGAGTTCGCGGTATATGACTTGAACAACTTCCTTGCACTGCTGAGTCTCTGGGAAAACCCTGAGATTGACTTTGAAGAAACAGGTATGTTCCTTCGTGAAGGTAAGTCTGAGTTTGAGTATGGTTATGCTGATCCCAGTGTAGTTACTGCTGCTCCAGATAAGACTCTTGAGATTGATCCATTCTTTAACTTCACTCTGACTGCCGCTGACATCAGCATGGTACAGAAGGCAGCGAACGTTCTCTCGGCACCAACCATGAGCATTGTCTCTAAGGATGGCAAGGTGACATTGAGTGTTAGCGACCCGAGTAATCCACGTGCGAATGCATATCGTAAGGAACTGACTACAACTGATGTTGGTGACTTTGATTGTCGACTCAAGGTTGAGAATCTGAAGGTGATCACAGATGATTACACTGTTGCTCTTGGTCGTAAGAAAGCAATGCACTTTAAGCATGCAACCAAGAACCTTGAGTATTGGTTGGCGATGGAACCATCGTCAGTAGTTTAAGTGGAGAGTAACATGAATAAATTGGAAATTAGTTTCAGCGCTCGCGTACCATACAACAGCGACGATGATCATCTAAATCGTAGTGCCAATATCGAATTTGATGTTGAACTTGATAACAATCCTGAAGAAATCGTTCGCCAGTTTAATAAGTTTCTGGTATTGAATGACTTTGAGTTTGTTGTTGGTGTGAAGTAACGTCACTTGAAGGTTTTGATTACAGGGCATGAGGGGTTTATCGGGCGGAATGCTTTGCGCATTCTGTCCGACTCCTTTGATATGATTCCATACGAAGGTGATATTCGAGAGTTTAAAATCTCAGAATATTATGGAGCAGTCCTGCATCTTGCTGCACTGGCAGGTGTGCGAAAGAGTTGGTTAGACCCTGAAGAATATTGGGACGTGAATGTTAAAGGATCGATGCAAGTCTTTTCTGAATGCGAACGTCTCAATCTTCGGTGCATTTATGCGTCCTCGTCTTCAATCTATGAGTGGTGGCAGAATCCATACGCTACTAGCAAGAAGGCAATGGAAGAAATTGCTCCAAAATACTCGGTAGGAATGCGCTTTCACACTGTCTATGGACCTGACTCCCGTCCCGACATGTTCTATGACATGATGCTCAATGATAAAGTTGAGTATCTTACTGACCATAAACGTGACTGGACTCATGTTGAAGATGTTGTTTCAGCGATGAGAATTCTATTGACAGATACCCGTATTCAGGGTAAAGTGGATATTGGGACAGGCAATCCTGTCTCTGTTGTTGATGTTGCTCGTGAATTTGGATATCGTGATGTCCCCATTCGTGAAGTAACTGGTGAACGAATTGTTACACATGCTGACAATTCGCAATTAAGAAACTTGGGATGGTCTCCCAAGTATAACATAATGGAAGAAGTGAAAAATGAACGCATCAAAAGAACAGTTCCTTTGGGTTGAAAAGTATCGTCCTCGCAAACTTGATGATTGTATTCTTCCCGATGATCAACTAAAGACATTTCGCGAGTTCGTCGCGACTGGTGAAATCCCCAACATGCTTCTCTGCGGTTCAGCGGGTGTTGGTAAGACTACGATTGCTCGAGCAATCTGTGAAGAACTTGGTTGTGATTACATTATCATCAACGGTTCAGAAGAATCAGGTATTGATGTTCTCCGCACCAAGATTCGAGAGTTCGCTTCGTCAGTTTCCTTTGGCGGTAAGACTAAGGTAGTTATCTTAGATGAGGCAGACTATCTGAATCCAAACTCTACTCAACCTGCGTTGCGTGCATTCATCGAAGAGTTTGCAAACAACTGTCGGTTTATCTTCACATGTAACTTTAAGAACCGAATCATTGCTCCTCTTCATAGTCGGACTGCTGTCATCGAATTTAAGTTGACAAAGGCAGACCGTCCTAAGATGGCAGGTCGTTTCATGAAGCGTCTGTCTGACATTCTTGCAACTGAGAATGTTACATTCGATGAGAAGGTTGTCGCTGAGGTTCTTAAGAAGCACTTCCCTGACTATCGCCGAGTCCTTAACGAACTACAACGGTACAGTGTGTCTGGAACTATTGATGAAGGTATCCTCGTCAACGTCCAAGAAGTGAACATGAAAGAACTTGTTGCCTCGTTGAAGAGTAAAGACTTCAAGAAGATGCGTAACTGGGTGGTCGATAACATTGACAATGACCCAAATCTTATCTTCCGTAAGATCTATGATACCATTCTAGATGAAGTCAAGTATCCTTCGCAGTTGGTTCTCCTGCTTGCAGATTATCAGTATAAGGCAGCATTCGCTGCTAATCCTGAGATAAATCTGGTTGCTTGCCTTGCTGAAATCATGGCAGGGATGGAGTGGAAATAATGGACGGAGTACTCGATGGTTTGGGTGCTCCAAAGGTTGAATATGATGCTGAGGAGTACAAAGAAAAGAAGAAGGGTATATCTCCCTTTGACTTCATCAAAGATATAAACTATGAAAAGAAGAATCTGATTGTTGATGATTGGTCTGAGAAACAGTACAATCCTTGGATTATTAATCGTGGGTTGACATTCAGTATTGACACTGTCCACCCTGCAAATGAAATGAACTGCCGTCCCCATCTCGATAAGAGCATGCAAAACATGTATCTTATAAATACTATTCGCGCTAGAAAACGTTTTGACAAATGGATCAAAATCGAAGACGATGCCGAAGTGGAGATGGTGAAAGAGTATTATGGTTATAGCAATGATAAAGCTCGCCAAGCACTCACAATTCTCTCTGAAGAACAAAAAAAATATATAAAAGAGAAATTGTTTAAAGGTGGTAAAAAATGAGCGAAGATTTTTTTGACATTGACTTTCCAGGGTATGCACCTTTGGAAGTCACCTTAAAGAATCCTGACGACTTCTTGAAAGTTAGAGAGACTCTTTCTCGCATAGGTGTTGCATCAAGAAAAGAAAAGATTCTTTACCAATCATGTCACATTCTACACAAGCAGGGCAGATATTTCATCGTGCACTTTAAAGAACTCTTTGCCTTAGATGGTAAAGATGCAGACTTTAGTGACAATGATTTACAACGTAGAAACACGGTAGCACATCTTCTTTCGGATTGGGGATTGATCACTATCCTAAATCCTGAGATTCATGAGGATAAAGCACCACTAAATCAGATTAAAGTAATTGCGTTCAAAGAAAAGACTGAATGGGAACTCGTTCAGAAATATAACATTGGTCGTAAAAAATAATTGACTTTCTTCTAAAAGTATAGTATAAATAGAAGGTGCCATGCTTCGGATGGCACCTTTTTAACACTCGCTTAATAGGAGCAAAATATGAAATTCGATACAACAAGTTTACCGCACATCGACCGTTATTTTGTTGGCGCTGATCGCGTCATGAAAAGGTTAGCAGATATTGCTGATCAATCGACACTGATGATGCCAATTAAATATCCCCCATACAATATCAAGAAAGTTGATGAGAATCGCTACGTAATCGAACTGGCAGTTGCTGGTTTCGGTAAGTCGGAGATTGATATTGAATTGCAAGAAGGCAAGTTGTCCATCCAAGGAAAGTGTGACTCGCCTGAATCCACTGAATATCTCTACAAGGGAATTGCTGAACGAGGATTCAAGCGTGAATTCACTCTCGCAGATAACGTCGAAGTAAAGAGTTCTTCTTTGGTAAATGGTATGCTGAAGATCTTTCTTGAGGCATTTATTCCAGAAGAAAAGAAAGCAAAGAAAATCGACATCACTGATGAGGATAGTGAGTATCCATCGCAAGCTGCCGAATTCTTAGCAGAAGGTAAAACAAAGTAATTTAAATCGGTGGGTGGGAGTAATTCTCACCCACCATTAACAATGAAGGTGAATACATGAGCAATATTAGATGTGTGAAGTTAATCAGTGGTGATGAAATTATCGATATCAGCGATAATTTCATGAGCAATATTAGATGTGTGAAGTTAATCAGTGGTGATGAAATTATCGCTGATATCGATGAGACAATTGATGGTCTTGTCATTCTAAAGAAACCTATGCAGATTATGATGATTCCTAATCAGAATAATCAATTCGGTATAGGTCTAGCGCCGTTCTGTCCATACGCGAAAGATGACATTGTTCCTATGCGTTCTGGTGCAGTTATCACAGTTTTTGAACCAGAGACTGGTATGCTAAACGAGTATAATACTCGCTACGGTTCAGGTCTGGTTGTTCCAGAAAGTAAAATTATCATATGACACAATCAAACATAGACCCGTATATTTACCGCATCAAATCAGTTACTAAAGTTGTAGATGGCGATACGATTGACGCTGATATCGACCTTGGTTTTGATATTTCCCTTACTAAAAGAATTCGTCTTGCAGGTATTGATACTCCAGAAAGTCGAACAACAAATCTCAAAGAAAAAGCATTGGGTCTTGAGTCTAAAGAGTGGATGAAGAAAACTCTTGCAGGTGCCAAAGATATTCTAATCAAGACCGAGTTACCCGATAGTACAGAGAAGTATGGTCGTATCATTGGTCACCTGTTCATCAACGGTCAAGAGATCTCATTGAATAACCAG